AAAAATAATTATTATGGCAGATTATTCAGAATTTGACGGCGACAAAGAAGGCGGACGTCACATCACCATACCTTCCGGGTGGGTGCAAACAATAACGTATCTCAAAGGAGATTACAAAGAAAAGGAGAATGCATGATAGACAAAGAATTACGATTAGTAGAAAAAGCTTTAAAAGATAATCTATATGAGCAAACAGAACGTTTAAAAATAATGTTTGATATGATGATTAATAACGAAAAAGAAGATTTTTACTTTGATAAAGATGGTTATTTAAATTTTATTAAAAAACAAATAGTAAAAGCAGATGATCATATTAAAGCTTTTAAAAATTTATCTAAGATATGTAATATTAATTTAGAGGAAGAAACATCTACTCTTAAAAAACAAATAAATATAAGCGTTGAAAGAATAGAAAAACATGAAAAAGCAATAGAAAAAAGATCTTTATTTAAAGTAGTAAACAAAAAGGAAAATGTATGAGAGAAAATCCAACAAAAGAAGACTTAAAATTCGTTGAACAAATGGGGAACGGAGAAACTTCTATTAAATATAATAAAGAGTTAACACAGGCAGATTTAGTTTATAAAAATGACGAAGGAAAGCCTATGGGAATTCCATTTGAGTGGAATGATAGAGATTGTTTAAAAGTAGTATCGAAAGATATTGAAAATGCAATACAATCAATAAAAGATAATATAAGTGACGCGAAAGTGTTTTCAAAAAACATGAGTATAATAGAAACTGTCGTAGATGTTATCAAACTACACATGTCTAAAGATGACTTGTTTATTATGAGAGAACCCGCAAAATCAAATTATGAAAAATATTTAAAAAACATAGGAGCAGAATAATATGAATATGGATAGATTATTGGCGTCGGTCAAAAAACACGAAGGATACAGAAACAAGGTATACCTAGATACCCTAGGCAAGAGAACCGTGGGCGTCGGGCATTTATGCGTCGAAGACTTTTGGGAGGACGATAAGGAATATGAAGAGAAATTCCTCATGACGATCCTCGAACACGATTTAGAAACCGCTATAAAAGGCGCTGAGAGGCTTTGTAGCAACTGCCCTGATATAGATGACCTAGCAAAAGAAATCATTATAGAGATGGTATTTCAACTAGGAGAAACAGGTGTAAGCAAGTTTAAGAACATGTGGAAAGCATTAGAACAAAGTCCCCCGGAATATTCTGTGGCGGCGAGCGAAATGCTTGATTCCAGGTGGGCAAAGCAAACGCCAAATAGAGCGAAAGATATGAGCGCTCAAATGGCCGCTCTTGGTTGATGACTTCTATAAGCGTATGAAAAAGGAGCAAGAGCTTCTTAACATAAGCCACAAGGAATCAGTCAGACAAAAGAGAGAGCGTAAGAAAAAGGAAAAAGAAAAACAAGAAGAACACGTCTGGCAATGGTGGTGGGATTTTGATTGGCTTGGTAAAAAATGTCAAACCATCTACTTTGGACCAAAGTTAGAGTGGACAAAACTTTTTAAGAGGAAGAAAAAGAAATGAATATTCTCATACTTACAGGATTAGTTGCTATTATTGTTATACTGGCATTCATCGCCGTGATGATTTGGGGCATTGGAGAACATTTATCTAAAAAATAACTTGATCCCATATGGTGTTTAGGTGTATAGCTAAAAGCTTACCCCCAAAACAAACCATAAGGAGAAAATATGACGGTAGAAGAATTGAAGGATGTTATTGTGTATTTACAAGGCAGAATAGAAGAATTAGAATCAAAGAAAATGTGTGAATGTGCAGAAGAACCTCCTGAAGCTCCTACTAAGCCTACCGTGACGTATAAAGCAACTCCTAAAGAGGTATTTGTAACTAATTATGATGAAGATGAGGAGTGTATCTCTTGTTCAGCCTAGCTCTTCTTCCTCATACTCTCGACTCTCGTAAGAAATATCGAAAAAATCACAAAGATCCTTCTCTATTTTCTCGTATTTATTATCTTTTGGCTCAAAATCCTCTAATAACTTATTTAAAATAACATATAAGATTGTTCTAGCGCTGTTAAGATCGGTGCCATCTAAGACTTTACCTTCTTGTGTCTTGTAATTAAACACGATTTCATCAGAATAATACTTAATACGATTAGCTACATGATATGACATTTCTTTCATAGCGTCTTTAAACTCTCTCTTTTGCATATTTTCTCCTATCTTGACTCCATTGTTGTACTCTACCGCGCCAGTAATCTTTTTCTTTACGGTCTAGTTGTTCCCACCGCGCGCGTCTAAATCCTTCTTTATCAAATCTATATCTTAAATTCTTAGCTTGTTTATCGTATTTAGTCTCAATTATGTTAGACATTAACGCCTTTCATAGGGTTTTCCATTGTAAAATGTACGTTAAAAGCCATAGAACGTCTCTCTCCATCGCTTCTGAAAGGATAAACTTGGTGTGTTAACCAACTAGGAAAGATATAAAAGTCTCCTACCTCTGGTTTAACTAAAAAACTATGTCTTGCAAAATGATTTGGTATAGAACCAATAAACTCAAGACAGCCAGCCGTTGGATGATGATCTTCTTTTTCGTACTCTTTTTCAAATTCAGGAGGAATTTTTAGAAAACAAACACCCGATAGATTGGAATCATGAATATGAATCGGGTTGAAATCACCTGCAAACTGACTGACTGTCCAAACACGGAACGCCACTTTAGTACCTTCGGGGAGATAATCAGGTAATACGCGCTTCGTGTATTCCTCCGATATGGTCGCAAGGAATTCTGGTAAACCTTTGATTGCCATGTGGTCTATACTTATTTCTTTTTTAACATTACCGGCGAGATTATGGCTCCAATCTCTTTCTTTACTTTTCTCTTCATCATTTAATATATCATCAGATTGTTTATTCAGTCCGTCAATATACAATTGAGGTAGTTTAGTTTTAAGAACACTTGGTCCAAACGGTTGGTAAATATCAAATGCTATTTGTTCTTCAGCCATCAAAGTTCTCCGGATTTTCAAATTCTTTTTCGTGTTGTTCCCACAAACGGCGACCTTCTCCGTAAGAGTATTCCCATTCGGAAACTGTAAATTCTTTTATAGTCCCGTCTGTGTAGGACACAATCACTTTATCTTTTACTTTTCTTACTGCACTAACTATTAGTTGTTTTTTCATTTGTTTTCGCGATCTGTTCTGCAAAGTAAATTGCTTTTATATCTTTAATAGCATCACTAACGTGTACTTTTTCTAATATAATATTTTTTAACTCTTCAATGTGATCCGCGTGATCAAAATCTTTACTCGTAATGTAAGCCGGTGCATTTGTTAAAAGCACTTCTTTAGCCTCAAGTTCGGACAATTCTCCATTTAGTTTATTCAAAACTGCTGTATATAATGCTGATTTGATTCTTCTATCGTTGTTGTCTGACATGATTATCTTCTCCGTTTTTTAGTGTAGGTTTCTGTTCTTCTTTATCAATTAAATAACGTAAAAAAGAAGCCATGGACATATAATTTTTTTCTGCTATGGGTTTGGCTCGTTTATACGTATCTATACTGATCGCGACAGATTTATACTTTTTAATGTCGGTCATCTCTTTCTCCTATATGTAGTATGTTTATTCATACAAGCCCATACATATGGGATTTTATAAAAATGTCAAGGAAATATTAAGTTTTTTTATTATTTTTGTAGTATTCGGATATTTCTTGTGATTTGAATATATGTGGATATTTTCTAAATAAACCAAGCGTTACAAACAATAATTTATCAACATATTCTGGATCAA